AACGGCAAACCGCCGCAAGCTTTACGAACGGCGATCTGTTCGTTAAACGTAATGTTATCGGGACAGAACGTATACGTTTCGCCTGAAACGGTGATACGTAAAACGCGTTGCGCCTGTTCGGTTGCTTGCTTGCGTCGCCCGGTGCCGGGTCGTGGTGCGTTTGCCATTGTTAGAACCTTCCTGCAAAGTTCGGTTATTTATGGTTAGTCAGAAAAAGCGGCTTCGGCCAGTCTGTTTAATGCTGCGCTATGAGCCGCTACTATGTCGTCTAGGTGTCGGGCTAGTGCTGCGTTGATTGCGTACGGGCCGCTATTCATGTCGGCAACTTCCCAACCAGAACCGACCCATTCGGGGTGCTGAGGTTTACCTTCCGGTTTCGTTCGATACCAACCGGTTCTTTTCTTAGCTCCCCAAAAGGCGACGTTAGCCATAGCCGTAGGGTTTCGTTTACCCTTCGACGGTTTAATTTGGATACGTGCGCTACGTGCATTTGCTGAACCTTTAATAGCGCTAGCGGCTCTAGCTTGTATACCGCCCATACTGCGGGCTTGTGACTGGCTTACGCGTTCCGCTATTTTTGCTACGTCGCGGTTTGCTCTCGTGAGCTCTTTTGGAAATTCCGGCCCGACGGCTTTTAAGGCTTTACGGAATTCACGTAACCCGGTTATTTCTATTGCCATACTTACGGAGTGCTATCGCTATTGACCAGAACCGCGGTAATCGCGGTCGAGTCTGCACCCGACGCAATACACTTAAACGGTACAGACTGCGTAAGAATCTCACGACCGCCGACCTGCGGCGTAGAACCATCTACCCGAATATTCGTAGTAACCGTAACGGAGTCGGCACCGGAAACGAACGAAGCGACTAGCGCAGCTTCCGAACCCGTAACGAAACGGCGGTACTGCGTAAGGTCGGTAAATTCTAGTTCTACCGTACCCGTGTATTCGCGAAGGTTAGCTTCGAGAGGTTCCGAAATACGCTGGTTACCGAGAAAGCGACGCGAGTCGTCTAGCCCGTTATTACCAGAAATGTTCAGAGACTTAACGTTAACGGACGAACCGCCGATAGTTACGCTGGCGTGATTGAATTTCAGCGGCTTAATCGTCGCGGGATACGAAGCGGAAGCCAACGCAAGCCCGAGCGTAAACGCAACGCTAGTACCGGTTGCCGTAGCGTTTGCGGAAAGAACCGCAGCGGTAGACGAAGTAACCGAAAGGATCGTAGTAGCGGCCGGGATACCGGTACCGCTAATCGGGTTACCAACATCGGAAGCGTTAAACGAAGCCGATGCGCTTGTAATGTTCGGAGAAGCGTTAGTAGTGACACCATCGGAAACGGTGCGGTAGTCAATCTCTCGCGAGCCGACTAAATCCATACCGAGGGTAGCAATCTCACCGGCAGCGCAGGCGATTTCAAAGGAAGCTACTTTCATACCTGCATAAGTAAACGGGTACGTAGTGCCATCGGTAGCGGGTCGTCCGACCTGAACGGTAAGCGCGTCGCCGGTAAGATCGCCCGGCGTAAACGTATGGGTATACGGACCGGAGCCGGTAGTAGTGACCGCACCGAACATAGCGGTAAAGAGCTTGCCGAGACCACGGTTATAAAGCTCGTGCTGAACGGAACCGGAAACGGTGATATCTCCGCCGTTGTATTGCTGAGAAGTAAGCACCCGACGACCGGCGATAATGCCCGCCGACTCGAGTCGCATTATATCTTGGCTAAGGGTTTCGGAAACCAACGGAAGAAACGCAGTAACCGTTACCGGTGTACCTACGGTGCTTTCGAGTGCGTAACCGATTTGTGCGTCAATACCTGTACGGCCCATTAGTTAACTTCCTTCGTAGCGACCGGTTCGGTCTTTTCTGCGGCTTTAGCCGTCTTTAACGGTTTGTTTGTCCAGCCTTGCGCCGTGAGTAGTTCGGCGTATGTTTCGTCTACGGTGACGGTTTCGCCATCGGCTACGACAATTTGCAACGCGGCTAGGTATAGATCGTTGCCGGTAGTGTTTGTTACCTGCATTGTTTACGTTCTCCTATAGAAGACGGGTAGAAACGGTTACGACAACTTCCGCGAAACCGGTTGGACCTTCGGGAAACATTGCCGAGGTCTGGCGTTCTTCGGTTACTTCAGCGGATAGCACGCCGTCTAAACTGGCTAACGAAGTGTCGGCAGCTAATGTATCTTCAATAATTCCGACGATAACCATTAGCCGTTCCATTGTCTCGTTCAATGTTCCGTAACCGATAACGCGAATTTGTAGCGGCAACGTAAAAACGTCGTCGCGTTGTTTGCGTCCGCCGGTCATTACCGGAATGTTTACGTTACCGTCGATTTCGTCTAGCCATATTAGTTCAGCTAGTTTTACACGGTCACCGGGCCAGCCCGGTTCTATTGTTACGGTTGCTAGTGTCGGTGCCGCCTGCAAAAGCGATACAACCCGTTTAGCGGCTTCCCATCGGATAGACGTAGTTGCCACTACGCAACACCCGGCGCGACATAATCGGCCAAACTGTTTAGCAGTCGGTCAACCTCGAGATATCCAGTAGGTCGGCCTCTATTCCAATCTGGCGTACTGTAACGGGTCATAGAACCATCGAAGCTCTGCGCGATAACGTCGCGGGACTGTCCCGAACGATCCGCGAAAGCAACGGCCCGACAGTATTCAGCGCAAGCCCGTAGCAACGGTTCCGGCGGTGTCGCGATCCCGTAGGTATAGGTCACGTTCAGTACGTCCGACCCATACCACGCAGCACCGTAAATTAAGCCCGTAGCCTTCTCTACCGTTAAGTCCGCTACTGTTCCGCTTACGCCGTCCACGGTGAACGCTGAGACGCTAACTACGGGACGGTTTGCGAGCTGTACGAATTTGTTAGGCCGTACGGTTTGTTCAGCGGTAGCGGTCCTAGTTTGGAACGCGGTAAGTAGATAGCGTTCCGCAATATATTCAAATTCTGAAACTAGGTTAGTTAGTTCTAAGTTTGTGTACGTGGTCGTATTCGATAGCGCAGGAATTCGCGTACGTACTTCTGCGGGAGTGAGATACGCCATTTACGTTCAGTCCTTAGCGACGCGACGGGCGCGCGGCTTCGGTTCGGCGGCGGTTTCCGTTACCGGGTCCGCTGCGGCGGTTTCCATTTTTGTGGTCTTGCGGGTTACGGGTTCCGCGAAACCGTTTGCGAATAGATCAGCCGCGACGTTTTCGGGTACGTCGAATTCGTTACCTTTGCCCGGCCAGTCTTGGCCGTCAATAGTTCCCGAAATGTCAGCAAGCATACGAATACGCATAAGAGAAAGTTTCCTTTATAGGTGGTGGCGGTTTACGTCGGTCCGGGAAGGGGATACCGAACCGACGTAAACCAAACCAAAAGGCGAAGCTAGATCAGCTTGCGCCGCCGACGAAATGCTTAACCGCGCCGGTCTGGTCTACGAGTAGACCATCGGTACGGAGCTGCACGCGGAACGTACGAACGGAGTAGTCGAACGCAAAATCATCGCTCACACTAACGTCCAATCCGTTAACCTCTCGGCAGTAGTAGCTAGGCAGGTGTCCAAATAGAACCGACTTAGCCGAAAGTGCCGGGCTAGCCATTGAGTCATTCAGATACACCGGGAAGCCGAGCAGACTATCGGGGTCACCATTCATGCCGGGAGCAAAAATATAGTGATCGTTCGCGGTACCCTTAAGCTTACGGGCCGCTGCCATCGCGGTGTTATTCATCATCCAACCACAACCGGGCTGCGACGTGTAAGCCGACCCAACCGAGTAGCGAAGGTCGATAAGCTTGTCGCCGGTAAACGCACCTGTAACGCCGGTTCCACCAGTAGCACCAGCAGACGAGCTAGTAACGATACCGGTCGGTTGCGAACTGCCCGTACCCGTGGTCATATGTCCACGAGTCGCGACACCGATCGCAGTACCAGCCTGACGAGCAAGGAAGCCTGCAACGTCTACGGCACCATCTGTAGCGAGCTCATTCGAGAGCTGCACAAGAACCGTATACTTATAAGCTCCAAGAGCACGCGTAGCGAGTGTCGGATCGGAAGCGGAAGCCTGCGCGGCTTCGCCAACGATAGTAGCAGTCGAAAACGCGGTAGACGTAGGAACGTTTAGCGTTTCACCTGAATTAGTAGTAACGATGGTAGCGACGTTACGAACAACGTTCGTTTGAACAAGGTGCTCAACAATGCGATCGTAAACGGAAGTCGGAACCGAACCACCCGAAGACGAAGACGTAATAGCGCGCTTTTCAAAACGTGCGTTACGAATCTCGCCATTCATAAGCGAACGAATAGTATCTTCGTCGGTGTTTTCTACGGTAGCGGTGACAGTCGCGCCAAGATCGGACGGGAGTCCGAGACGGGTACGGCTTTCTTCGATATCGCGGTTACGTTGCTCAGCGTCGATAACTGACTTAATACGAGCATCGGCTGAATCTAGTTCGGCGTTAATACGGTCGAATTGTTCTGATTCCTCTGCGGACAGGTCGCGGGCTTCGGTAGCGGCGTGGTCCAGTAGACCCTTTGCCTGCTCCCATGCGCGGGCGCGCTGTTCGCTAAGGTTTTTAATAAACTCGGACATAGTACGAGCCTTTCCTTAGTTGGATTTTTGTAGGGGTAGCAAGTGAGTAACTGCGGTGGTGCGCTATGCGTCCGGGCGCGTTACTCGGGTTGCTGGTTACTTACGCTTTCGCGCTAGTTCTAAATACCGACGGGCGGACTCTACAGACCTACCCGGTTCGGGAGTGTCGGTAGGTTCTTCGGTTTCGTCGGTTGTGCGTACGGTTGCGCCTTCAGTCGCTTTATACGCCGGGAAGCCGCTAACTACGGAAATCTCAAATAGCCGGACTTCCTTAAGCGTGCGCGCGGAACCGTCCGAACTCCACACGTCGCCCGCAGCGGGAACGGTAAAGCCAAAGCTCATAGAATGAACTACGCCATCGCGCAGCAATACGGAAAGATCACGCCCGGCGGTAGTGTCGGGCAATGTCATATTAACGCGAAGCCCGCGCTCATCTTCGGAGAGCTGTAGCGAACCGTTTTTAGTGGTTGCTAGTGGCATATCGGTATTATGATTTACGAACGCGCGAATTTCTTTACCGGAATTGAGCGAACGTTTAAACGCGCCGGGTGCGATTGTCTCGATAAACGGCAGCGGTTCGCTAGGTGAATTAAAGATAGCTGCGTAACCGGAGAACGAACGCGCGAAACCTTCGGCGTTAACGTCGCCAGCTTCGAGCGTACCCATTTCAACGGTACGAAATTCTACGTCGTGTCCGCCGATCTTGCGGTTCTCTACCGGATAGGCGGCGTAGCGGACAGGTTCGGCAGTATCGGTAACCGGTTTTTCGGCCATTGTGTCGGGTGCAGGAATGTCTACCGGCATAACGCCCGACGTTAACATTTCGGGAATTACCCAAAACTTACAAATACCCGAAGGGTCAATATCGCCTGCGACTAATTCGCACGCGCGCGGACCCTCATAGAAAGCGCAGTTAGAGCAAACCAAACCTTCGGCAGTAAACGGGTTTACGTCTGCGTCTGAGTAATGCGCACCGCTTTCGCCCACGCCTTTATCAAACTGCCCAAACAATTCTACAACCGCTTCTAGATTTTCGTAAAGCGATTGCTGGCGCGGCGTGAGAGGGTACATACCTTCGCCGTCTCGGGTTTCTTCGGTCATAGTAGAAACTCTTTCGTTCTGTTTGCTTGCCATCATTCGGGCGGGTCTGCGTCAACACCGACGGGCGGTAGGTCCGGGTTTCCGCCGGGACCGGCCATAGGCGCACCGGGCAACGCCATTACGAAAGCATCGCCGTTCGGGTAAGGTTCCATTCCTTCGACGTGGCGCGCTTCGTTTGGTGTAATGAAACCGGAAGTAATGCCGAGCTGGTGAGCGCGATAACGGTTAATCGTATCGGCACGAAGAAAAGCAGACGTATCAAATTCGACGCGCTGCGCATTAGGCATAAGGTTCGAAAACGCGGCTTCAATCCGACGCAACCACGGCAGCAACGTAAACGTAAGAAAGTTTAGACCCGCTTGCTCATTGTTCGTATAGGTTTGGCTACCAGATTTTGCGCCGATCATATGCGCCGGGATACGGAAAATGCGCGCGATTTCTGCTACGGCATACTCTCGCGAAGCGTTTAGTTCCATATCGGCGGCGGAAGCGCTAATAGGTTTCCACTTAACGCCACCGGAAAGGACGGCGGGACGGCGGCGGCGGCGGTGCTGAGATTCCCACGTAGCCTGCAAAACCTTAGCGGCCTCTACCGTTATGTCTCCGTCCACCTCGAGAACCGAAGACGGCGTACCGCCTTCTCCGTACCATTGCGAAACGTGACGTTCTACGGCAAGCGCGGAACCGATCGTATTACGTTGCTGGTGTAGTGGGCTTATACCCTTAGCGGCTTGCGGCGGTGTAAACCATCGCAAGTGCAGAATTTGGTTAGCGTCAATTTCAGAACCGGCGACCGTGTAGTTTCGCGCGTTACCGATAATGTTTACGTTCACGTTATCGGGGTGCAGCGGCACGACCTGAGAAGGAAGACCAGCAGACCCGCCCGCATAGTCTAGGAATACGTAAGCGTTGCCATGTAATGCCAGCGACGAAACGACCATATGGATTAACTCATATTGCGTAACTGTTTCCGCCGGGAAAGTTAAAAAGTTTGGGGTCTCGATACGTGTATTGCGGTCACCGGTCTGAGTGATTGCACGCAATGGCAACGCCGCTACGGAGTCGGCCAGTAAAGAAACGCACGACAAAACCGCAGCTACTTCTAACGCGGTTTCCTCTGTAACGTTTTCGCCCGACCAGTTATTACCAATTAGGAAACCGGTATTCCGCAACGGTGCAGGAATAGCGCGCTTACTAAAAAGACTCATCGGGTAGCCGCCAACGCAGACCCGGCAACAATAAGAATACCGCCGACAATAAACGCAGCGGGAATAGAAACCATAGCAAGACCGACAACGATCGCCGCGGCCCCTAAGATTTCAGCGAAAGTAGTTAACGCGTTACGCATCGGTGAAGCTCCACGGGTCGATAATCTGCGGCACCATTGCGGGTGCGGGAACGTACGTAGCGTGCCATACGGCGCGCTCTAATCCTGCGACAGCGCATACGCCTAAATCTATATGGCGGGTGCTTTGTTTGTTTTCTTTTGTAGGGCGCGCGCCGCGGCCGTCAATCTTTAAAACCATGTTTTCGACGTGACGCGCTAGGCGCGGGTCGCCGCTATGGGTAAACGTTTTATCTAGCACCGCATCGTAAAAAAGTTTCCACGCGGTAACCATTCGCTGTACCGAACCCATCGGATATTCAAGCATCGGTAGACCCTCATCTTCGAGAGCCTGCATAGAACGCGACCAGCGGTACGGGTCCATTCCAATTTCGGCAACCTGCATAGAACGTGCTGCGTTACGTATAGCGTTTTCTACTTCGCTAATCGGTACGCGCCATTCGTTAGAGTCGCCGGGCTTTTCCCATAAATCGAGAACGTACATATGCGGCCGCTCTTCAATAGTGATAACCACTACGCCGGTACTATCGCCGGACCACGAACCATCGGCCATAAGCACAACGGGTATAGACGGGTCCGGTATACGTTCCGGGTCGGCTAGTTTTCCCCACGCGCCATGCGGCAGCGCGGCCGAAGAGCCAACTACCCAAACGTTCGTACGCTTCGTACGAAATTCGGATTCCGGCGTACGCACTAGCGTACTTCGGAAATCTTCGTAACTGTTTAAATCACCGATACCGGGGTTCGCTTCGGCCCAAACTTTAGGGTCGGTATGGTCTGCGTCTGAACCGGCTTTAGGTTCCCACCATGAGAAGAAAAACGTAGGGTCTTCTATCTCTTTAGCGGCTACCTGTTTGCCATGCTGGTAAAGCGAATAACAGAAAGAGTCCCTACCGAGATTATCGGTACGGGAACCGGCGGTAGTAATGCCGAGCATTAACGGCTCATGCCGAGCGCCAGCACCCAACGCCATAACATCCCATAGCTCGCGGTCCGGCTGAACGTGAACTTCGTCAAAGACAACCATTGTCGGGCTAAGACCTTCGGACGCGCCAGCCTCTCGAGACAGAACCCGGTAAACCGAACCGGTTTCGGGAACCTCGATAGCGTCGCGGTAAACCTTCGATATAGCCGAAAGCTCCGGGTCTAGCTCTACCATTCGTTTAGCAGAACCGAATACGATACGCGCCTGTTCTCGAGTACCAGCGCAAGAATAAACCTCGCCGCCAACGTCGCCACAATAAAGCGACCATAAAGCAAGACCAGCACCCAACGCGCTCTTACCTTGCTTACGTGGCAAACCTACCAGCGCGGAACGATGCCGAAGTTTACCGTCGGCAGTTTCCGATAACAGACTATCTACAAGCTTAAGCTGCCACGGTCGTAACTGAATAAGGTCACCGGCAGCACCGCCGACCGAAGCCTTCACCACCCGGCAATAAGAATTTATAAAATCGGAAGCCTCGGTACCGCGCGTTTTCGTCTTAGCGGTTGCGCTATACGAAACCCAACGCGACGGCCAGCCGCTAACCCTCGCCACGCGCCCGGCGTAACTGCTCTAACTTCGTAGCCGATTTCACTTCGGCCAATCCAAGACGGGACCGGCCCGACGGGTCAAACCCGAGCGTCCCCATTTGCGAAAGAATTTGCTTATCTAAATCGCGTAAAGCCTTACGCGCTTCGGTTGATTGCGTAGCCATAACCACGGTGCGCAAGCTAGCGCGCTCTTCGATTGACTCGCGCAACATTGCGCAAGCGAGAGTATCGGTCTGAGCTAGCCAAATTTGCCCGGCACTTAATACATAATCCAACGCGTCTACCGGGTCTAGTTCTACCGGTTCGGGCGCAACCGCTGGCACCGCCGCAAGGTTTCCCAAATTTGGAACCCGATCGGGACGAGCGGTCCCGCGTCGTTTCTTTACTTCGTTCGGCGTAGCCGGTCGGCCCGCTCTGCTCATAGGTTCCCCTTAAAAAAAGCCGGGGTCGGCGTAATTCGCGACCCCTTGAATAATTATGACGGTGCGCAAAATTGGG